GTTATCAGTGATGTACGTTTTCCTAATGAAATCAAAGCTATTAAATCTGCAGGCGGCCAAGTAGTACGTGTTATTCGCGGCGCTGACCCAGAATGGTATCAAGATGCATGGAATGTAAATCAAGGTCCTACTAACATGACCTGGGCTGTGAGCAAAATGCGTATGGAACAACGAGGCATTCATGCTAGCGAAACAGCATGGATTGGCAAGGGAATTGACCTTGAAATAGATAATAACGGATCAATTGACCAGTTATTTGCACAGATTAAAAATCTGGTGTCAGAGCCCCTTGACGCCACTGAAAACCTTCCTTATGAAGAGTCCTCTGACAGTTTGCACACACTGTCTTGAGGTTAGTAGGGCGGGAGTTATTTAGATTCCCGTCTACATGGAACACATTAAACTGTTCCTTGTGTTTGCTCTTATAGCCGCATTTATCGCACAGTGACTTCATGCGATATCCATCCTGATGCCACTTAGGCATACCTTTACCTATACCCCCATATCGTGTACAGGTTTCGCATTTAGAGCGATAATACACTCTACCTTCCTTACGATAGTTAATAGCAGCAGGTCTAAGCCCGCATCCGCACAGTGGTCTTGTCATCGTGTATTTAGTTGCCCTTTTTGACCCCTTTTTGGTGTGTTATAACTAGCCATTTTTAGATTTTATCAATAAATACTAGTAGAACAAAAACCTTAGGAGATTCCAAAGATGGCATTAAGTTCACCAGGCGTAGAAGTCAAAGTAATTGACGAATCATTTTATACACCAGCGGCACCAGGTACAGTACCTTTAATTATTGTAGCTACTGCTGAAAATAAAGCAAACAGCGGAGCTTCCGGAACCGCCCCGGGTACACTTAAAGCTAACGCTGGAGAAGTTTATCTTCTAACAAGTCAGAGAGATCTTGGTGACACATTTGGTGATCCAATCTTCAAGACAGACGCAAGCAATAATCCAGTTCATGCTGGTGAGCAAAACGAATACGGTCTACAGGCTGCGTACAGTTTACTAGGTGTTAGCAATCGTGCATTTGTTGTACGTGCTGATCTAGACCTAGCGCAATTAGATGCCAGTGCTACAGAACCAGATGCAAATCCTGCAAATGGTACACACTGGTTAGATACTGTTAATTCAAAGTTTGGTATTTTTGAATGGAATGGTGCTTCTATTGCAACCACAGGCGGCCAGAAATTTACAAATAAAATTCCTCGCGTTATCACTGACCCAACTAAAGTTGACGGTTCAGGCGCACCTTTAGCATCAGTTGGTGCAATCGGAGACTATGCCATTGTTATGGTTGAGGACGCAGCCGCTGATAATCCAGCACTGACAACACTACACCCTGGTACAATTTGGTACAGAAGTCGTGGTATTGCTATTGGCCAAACTGCCGGACAATGGGTAGAAGTAGGTACTGATGAGTGGTTTAAATCATGGCCAGCAATTACTAGTAAAGTAGTTACAGTTCAACCTACGGATGGTGATACATTTACTATTAATGCAACTACAGTTACAGCAGGCACAACACTAACTAGTGTTAGAGACAATATTAACCTAGTAATGGATGGCACTGGTATTAGTGCAGCCGTAGTTAATGGAAAACTAGAAATTTACAGTGACGGCCAATTAGATGGCGCTGCCGCTGACACTGATATTAGTAATGCTATTGTTATTGCTAATGGAAGTGGTACATTAATTGGTGCTAGTGGTGTGTTAGGCATCACTGCAGGCACATACTATGCTCCAAGATTACAGATCAAGCCGCATACTCAAGTACCGCAGTACAAGAGTTCAGCTGGCAAGGCTCGCCCAACAGGGTCAGTTTGGATCAAGACTACTGAACCTAATCTAGGTGCTCAACTAAGTGTCAAGCGTTGGAATGAAACTACAACAGCTTGGGAAGCAGTTACTGCTCCAGTATACGCTGCTGGGCACGAGGCAATTTACGGATTAGATGCCGCAGGCGGTGGCGCAAATCTAGCATCAGGCCAAGTGTATGCTCAGGCAAATATGACAGAGCAAGATGGCAGTGATGGCACACCTCGTATTGCAGACGTTAAGTTATGGATTCGTGGAGCAACTGGTGCAACAGTTATTCAATCAGCTAAGATTGGCGCAACTGGTATTTCTGGTGCTACTTTACGCACATTCACACTAGCAGAAAGTCTAGTAGGAGAAACTACGCTAGCCGCAGCCAAGACAATTTCATGGACTCCTGCTCAAACAGCAGCAGACGCAGATTTGTTAGCTACTGCTATTAACTCAGCAGGATTTACTAACATTGAAGCAGAAGTTGATGCACAAAATCGTGTGTTGATCAAACACAGACTAGGCGGAGAGTTCCGCATGGCAGAAGGTACGGGCACTCCATTAGTAGATTACGGCTTTGCAGCTAGAAACTACGAACCAAGTTCTGGTACATTTGGCCAAGGCACTGCATTCTTAACATTAGCACCATCAGGTGATGCACTATATGATTTTATTGCCAGCAACTGGGTACCGCTAGTTTATGTAGCTAGTGCAGATGCTCCTAGCAGAATTCCTGCAGATGGTACACTATGGTATAGCTCAGTAATTGATGAAGTTGACATTATGGCTCATAATGGAACTACATGGGTAGGTTATCAAACTTTATTCCCAACTACTGACCCAGAAGGTCCACAAGTTGCTGCTACTGCTCCAGAAACACAAAGCGATGGTACAGTATTAGTTACAGGTGATTTATGGATTAGCACAGCTGACATGGAGAACTTCCCACAAATTTACAAATATAATGCAGATTTGGAAGAAATTTATCCTGTAACAAAATGCTGGGTACTAGTTGATAAAACTGACCAAAGTTCAGAAGATGGCGTATTGTTTGCTGATGCACGTTATAATACCAGCGGTGTAAACAGTTACGAAGCTGGAACAATTACAGCACTATTAACTAGTAATTATTTAGATCCAGATGCTCCAGATCCAGCACTATATCCTGAAGGTATGTTGTTATGGAACCTACGTCGCAGCGGTTACAATGTAAAAGCATTTGCACGTGACTCTATTGATCTTGCTGGTACAAATCCAAGAGCTAATGATGCATCAATGGCATTGTACTACGAACACCGTTGGGTTACTGTTTCAAATAACCAAGCAGACGGTTCAGGTAGTTTTGGACGCAAAGCACAACGTGCAGTAGTGGTTAAAGCTCTACAAGCAACTGTTAACAGCAACCAAGGCATTAGAGATGAAGATTCAAGAATCTTTAACTTACTTGCTTGCCCAGGTTATCCTGAGTTAACTGGTGAATTAATCAGCTTGAACTACGATCGTGGCTTAACAGCGTTTGTTGTAGCAGATACACCAGCACGTTTAACACCAGATGCAACTAGTTTGCTAGCATGGGGTAACAACGAAAATGGTGCGTTAGAAGACAACGACATTGGCGCAGCCAGCTTCGATGAATACATGGGTATGTTCTATCCATGGGGCTTCTCAAGTGACAACTTTGGTAACAATGTTGCTGTTCCTCCAAGCCACATGATCTTAAGAACTATTGCTCTAAATGACCAAGTTGCTTATCCATGGTTTGCACCAGCTGGTGTACGTCGTGGTGGTATTACTAATGCAACAGCAGTTGGTTATATTACTAGCGAAGGTGAGTTTAAATCAGTTGCACTAAACAACGGCCAACGTGATACACTATACGAAACAAAAGTTAATCCTATTACGTTCTTCACAGGAACAGGATTGGTTAACTACGGTCAAAAGACACGTGCTCGTGCAGCCAGTGCATTAGATCGTATTAACGTGGCTCGTTTAGTAATTTACTTACGTAGACAACTAAGCATACTAGCTAAACCATATATCTTTGAACCTAATGACAAGATCACTAGAGACGAAGTAAAAGGTGCAGTAGAAGCGTTACTATTAGAACTAGTAGGACAACGTGCTCTATATGACTATTTGGTAGTGTGTGACGAAAGTAACAATACTCCAAGCAGAATCGATAGAAACGAGCTATGGATTGATATTGCTATTGAACCAGTTAAAGCAGTTGAGTTTATTTACATTCCACTACGCTTGAAAAACACTGGCGAGATCGCAGGTCTATAATTTAAAGGAAGAATAACATGGCAATCGCAACATTAACAAGATTTACAGTACCCCTAGCTAGCGATCAAAGTGCTAGCTCACAGGGCATGTTAATGCCAAAACTAAGATATCGCTTTAGAGTGATGTTTGAAAATTTTGGCGTTTCAACACCAACTACAGAACTTACCAAGCAAGTCATGACTGCTGCTAAGCCAAACGTAGCATTTGCACCGCAAAAAATTGAGATCTACAACAGTACAATCAACTATGCAGGCAAGCACACTTGGCAACCAATGGCAATCAGCTTGCGTGATGACGTTACTGGTAACGTCAGCAAGTTAGTTGGCGAGCAGATGCAAAAGCAGTTTGACTTCTTTGAGCAAGCAAGTGCAGCTTCGGCTATTGACTATAAATTCAATCTACGTATTGAAGTTCTAGACGGTGGCAATGGTGCAAGCACTCCTAATGTTCTTGAGACATGGGAATGTTATGGATGCTATATTGTATCTGCTAACTATCAGTCTATGAGCTATGCTGAACAGACTCCTATGCAGATTGACTTGTCAATTCAGCCAGACAACTGCCTACAGATTCCAGACGGTGCTGGTATTGGAGCTCCTGTTACACGTACAACAGGTACAGCAGCTACAGGCCCAGGCGGCGGTATCTAAAACTAAGAAAAAGCAGCTCCGGCTGCTTTTTTTATAACTTATCATTATCTACCCAGTTTATCTGTATAGATAAATATTGTATGACTAGTAAATCCAGCGGACAATTTAATAACATAGGTGGCAAAGGCCTTGGCGACTATAAGCATGCCGCCAGGGTATTTGTTGATGGCGACTTTGCTCTAGCCCCTCGTCTAAAGTTCCAATACCACGTGCAGTTTAGCGGCAAAGGCTGCGGTGCTGATCTTAATGTGCTAGTTAAAAGTATAGACTTACCTAAGTTTCAAGTAACTAACGAAACAGTAAATCAATATAATAGAAAACGTGTTATACAAAGCACAATGACATACTTGCCAATAACTATTAAAATGCACGACGATAATTCTAACACTGTTAGAAAACTATGGGCAAGTTATTACAAATATTATTTTAGCGATACTAAGGCTGCTAAAAACGGACTATATAAAAAATCACCATTTGCACCAATGTCGTTTTATGGTTTAGAAAATGAACCAGTTAAACCTTTTTTAGATTTTATCAAAGTACATACATTTGCTAAAAGACAGTGGGTAGGGTATAAACTAATCAATCCTATAATTATCAGCTGGTCTCATGACACTATGAATTATTCTCAAAGCGATACTGCAGAACATACTATGACCATTGCCTATGAAGCAGTAGTATACGACGAAGGTAGTGCAGCGGCTGGGACACCATCTGGATTTGGTCAAGGAAGATATGATCAAACCCCTAGTCCATTAACCTTAGGTAGTCGTAGTATCATATCAGCAGTAGATGGCACCAGCGGGGTTCTTACAGGTGCAGAGCAAATACTAGGTAGTAATTTAAAACCAGCAGAATCTGATTCAATCAGCATAGCCGCAGCAAAAGCTGCTACCGAAAGTACCAACGTGTATACCAATGCAAAGCTATTGCCTAATACAACTTCGCCAGTAACACTGTCAGGAAATCGAGCTCCAGCAGGCGGCGGCACCTTATCAAGTTTCTCATTCCCTGTTGCAGAATCATCAGGAGGCCAAACTAAAGGCCTATCAAGAAATATAACACAAGAAAGATAATATGTTAGACAAAAATTCTAATCTTCCCTCTGATAACAAAAACACTGACGAAGTAAGAAATTTCTTTGATAAATTCTTCTTACATCAAATAACATTTCCTACTAATCAAATTGATGCGGTTGTTGGATTCTTTTCAAAGCGTGGGTTTGATGACAGTGCGGCCCGTAGTACTGCAATTGTATTGTTAAATCAAGCTAGATTAGAAAATGTAAATCCTTTTAAACTGTTAGATACTATTAAAGGTCTAACTGATGCACAACTAAGTCAAGTAGTTACAGAAGTTTTAAACGTCTACAGAGATCGCAGTTCAGCACTGGGATTTAAATTGACCACAGTAGAAGAAACTACTGAAAGCAGAAACATTAGGCAATGAGTCGTTTTGCACAGGGAAAATACACAGTAGTCAACCCAGACAAATATGTAGGAAATAGACCCCCAACATATCGTAGCTCATGGGAATGGCAATTCATGCGTTTCTGTGACACTGATACTCGTATACTAAAATGGGCCAGTGAAGCTGTTAAAATCCCCTATAAAGATCCCTTTACCGGACGTGGCACAGTGTATGTACCTGACTTTTTTATACAATATGCAGATGCTAAAGGGCAAATGCAAGTTGAACTAATTGAAGTTAAACCACAAAATCAAACACTGCAAGAAAAGGTTGGTAAAAATCGCAACAACCAACTACAGTACGCAAAGAATCAAATAAAATGGCGAGCAGCATACGAATGGTGTGCTAGACAAGGTATTAAGTTTAGAATACTTACTGAACAAGAGTTATTCCACCGTGGCGGAAAACGATAAGTATTATTATGAAAAAACTTGAAGAAATCTTAAATTTGCCTGAAAGCAAAAAGACTATCAAAAAAGCTGAGAAGGAAATGGCAGCAGAAATTGCACAACCATTTCTACGTGACATGAGTGAGTTTGACAAGATTGCGGCTGCACTACCTGCAGTTAAAGGACTTGGGGATGCTAGCGATGAAGAATTTGATGCACTAGCACAGCGAGCCACAGATGCTTATGACGACTTAATGGATTTAGGTATGAATGTAGAAGCACGATACAGTGGACGTATCTTTGAAGTAGCAGGCGGCATGTTGAAGAATGCTATTGATGCTAAAGCAGCTAAAATTGATAAGAAACTTAAGATGATTGAATTACAACTTAAGAAGCAAAAATTAGATTACGATGCTAATGCAGGAGATCAAGGAGTAGATGTTACTGGCTCTGGAGTTATTGTATCAGATCGCAATAGTTTGTTAGAAAAACTAAAAAATATGAATAAATAATACATTGGGATTACCTTTATGAAATCGTTTACAGAATACCTATTAGAAAGCAAAGAAGAGAAAAAATACTCTTTTAAAATTAAAATTGCCGGTGACCTTCCAGAAAACTGCGAAGATGTCATGGAAACAGCTTTGCAAAAATATCAAGTAGCTAAGTTTGCAAAAACTAAAACTACACCTATTCAAGCCAAACTTCGTGATTTTCCTACTATGGAAAATGCACAAGTCAGCATCTTTGATGTTGAACTAGAGTATCCAACTACCAGTGCTGTGTTAACAAGTTACATGTTAGAACAAACTGGGCTAACTGCAGAACGTATCAAAGTACGTAGTCCATTAGAAGATGCAGAAGCAGAATTAAATATTGAAAATTTAGAAAGTGATAACAAGGCATTGTTAACACAAGACTATCAAAAAGAAAATAATCAAAACACAGTAGGCGACAAAGGTGTTAG